GAAAAAAGATTTATAGTTCGTTACCAATACGCACCTTTAGCGGTTAGTAATAATTCAAGGGAGTTTTGTCGTAAAATGGTAAATGCTAAAAAAATATATCGCAAAGAAGATATTACACAAATGAGTAATCAAGCCGTTAACGCTGGGTGGGGTGAAGGTGGTGCTGCAACCTATGATATATTTTTATATAAAGGTGGAGGGAATTGTCACCATTATTGGTTAAGAAAAACTTATATGGCAAAAGAAGGCATAAAACCTGATGTAAATAGCCCAAAAACAAAACCTGTTTACAAACAACAAAGAGAAACTGAAGGTATAAAATCACCAAGTAAAGCAAAAGAACCGACAAAGGTTTCTATAAAACCAAAAGATATGCCGAATCAAGGCTTCGTAAACAAATAACAAATGGCTGAAGGATTATTTATTACACGAAAAGATTTAGTTAAGTTTACTTCCGTAAATGGAAACGTAGATAGTGACAAGTTTTTACAATACATAAAAATTGCTCAAGATATACACGTAAGGAACTATTTAGGTTCAGACTTATTTAACAAGATACAAGACGATATAGAAGCAAGTACCTTGACGGGGGATTACCTTACACTTGTTACGGATTACGTAAAACCTATGATTATACACTGGGCAATGGTTGAGTATTTACCTTTTGCAGCTTATACGATAGCAAACAAAGGTGTGTTTAAACATGGTAGCGAAACGGGGTCAAATGTAGAAAAAGAAGAAGTTGATTTTTTAATAGAAAAGGAACGGGATATTGCACAATATTATACGGATAGATTTATAGATTATATGTCTTTTAACGCTAGTAGTAAGTACCCTGAATATTATAGTAATTCGAACGACGATGTATACCCTGACAAAAACGCAAATTTCGAAGGATGGGTTTTGTAAGAAACGACTATAAACCAAAAGAAGTAAACATAGAAAGGTTAAAACAATATTTGCAAAAAGCATATATAACAAAAACCAAAAAAAAGTATTGATATAATATGGCAAATACAATAAATTGGGGAAAAATATACTGTTCGTCTTATTGGGGTGATACCGCTAATACAACAGATGCAATTCCCGTGTTTTCCGCACCGCTTTGTTGGACGGAAGATATACTAGAGTTGTCATGTGATAGTACAAGTTTTAGTGTTGATAGTACATTAATAACGGTTGACCAAACAAGAATTTAAAAAAGAATATAAAATAAAATATAAGAAATGGCAAGAATAGCAATAGGAGTAGGTTCAGCACCGAACGACGGAACGGGAAGTACCCTCCGTGATTCCATGGTATCTATAAACTCAATGACCGCTGACATTTACGGACAAAGTGGAACGGGCGATAGTTTGCGTGGTTCAACCGCACTTACCGCAGCCGCTGATGTAGATGTAAACTTTGACACCGCAGCGGTTTTTACAATGACATCTAGTATTACCGTAGATTTAAACTTTACAAATGCATCAATAGGCGATGTTAAAGACATTATTGTTACGGATTCGGGCGGAACGTCCGCTTTAACTTTTGACACGGGGTCAAACACCGTCACAACAATATCGGGTACTTATAGTGCAAGTTCGGGTGCGGTTAACTTTATACAAGTAGTTTGCACCGCTGCCAATACATTTTTCTTATCAATTTCACAAAGCGTATAATTATGAAGGCATTAATAGAAAAAGACAAAATAGTTACAATTTATCCAACACTACCTAATAGCTTTAAGGTTGGAACTACTTATATTCTTGGTGGTTCACAAAACTTATCGGATAAAAAACTTAAAGAATTAGGCATTTACGATGTTTTGCAACCTAGCTATAACCCACAAACACAAAACAAAGGCGGGTTGTACTTTGATAAAAAGAAAAAGGTTGTTACTTACGATATTACGGACATTGATTTTTCCAAGACTTATGAAGTTACAGAAGAAAAAGATGGTAAAATAGTTAAGACAGGGGAAGTAAAAAACACTTACGATGTAGCAGAAAAGAAAACACAACTTATAAAAGTATTAAAAGATAACGCTAATAAACTTTTATCAAGCACAGATTGGCAAGTTGTAAGAAAGGCAGAAAGAGATATAGCTATTGATGATGATGTAAAAGCAGAAAGAGCAAAAATATTAGCAGAATATGATAAAAAGAAAAAAGAAGTGAACGCTAAAAAGAAATATGAAAGTCTTTTAAGTTATGATACTACTTTTTTCCCTGTAAAACTTGATTAATGAGTTTAGGAAAAAGACTAATACAAACAGGAGTAGCAGCTTGTCTTACTGAAACAACTGACATATTTGGTGGCTCAACAGGCAAGGCATTATACTCAATGGATTATGATGCAAGTGATACTTCAGGGGTATACGATGGCACACCTTCAAACGTAGACTTTGGAGTAGGTGGTCAAATAAATACAGGTGCAAGATTTAATGGTAGTAGTAGTCAAATATCTTTACCCACAAGCCTTGTCAATAGTCAAAATACATTTACAGTGAGCTTTTGGGCAAAAACTCAAACAAATACAGATTATTCTTATTTATTTTCTTTTGGGCAAACTGTTGATACAGATGGCTTTGGTCTTGCAAGAGCGAGTAATTCTGCTATTTCAGGTGGTTTAGATGGAAATGGTTTAGCTGCAAAAGAGTTGTATTTAAATACAGGCTCAAGTTTTATTGGTGCAAATTTTACAATAGAGGATGACACTATGTATCACTTTGCAGTTTCTTATACAGGAACTACTGTAAAAATATATGTTAATGGTAATTTAATACAAACATACACTTCTGCACAAAACATTCCTTCTTTAGCTATACCAGCATCAGGAAACAACGCATACATAGGAAGATATATAGGAACTGCATATAATTGGAATGGTACTATTGACCAATTTAGGGTATTTCACTCAATTTTAAGCGATAGTCAAGTATCTACCCTTGCAGCAGAACAAGCGTGTGTCCATACATCTACAACTGATGACATAAATTTCCCTGTTACAAATGCTGCTTATTACAAATTAGACAATTCAGCAGAGGACAGTAAAGGAACTGCAGAAGGAACAGAAACAGATATTGAATATCGTTTCGGTCGCTATGGTCAAGCTGCGATATTTAACGGAAGTAGTAGTAGAATAAATTTGCCTGTTGGTTTAGGAACAACAGGTGCAAGAAGCAACTCACTATGGATAAAAGTGGATACTTTTCCAAGTAGTAGTATAGAAACTTTTTTTTATATAGGTACTCAAGGTGCTAATGAAAATTATGAAACATTATCAGTTAGCTCTACAAGTAAAGTTAAATTTCAGCAGAGGGTTGGTTCTGCAACTGATATGACTGCTATTGAAAGCAGCGAAACAATAATTGCAGGGAATTGGTATCACATAGCAACAACTCACGATGGAACAACAGCTAAATTATACATAAACGGAGATTTAAGTAAAGGGGGCTCTGTTAGTTTTAGCAGCTATGTTAATAATTCATTTTTAGCTGGAAATTTAGGTGCTTTTCATACAACAACACCAAGTTATGATGGCTCAATAGACCAATATAGAAGATTTCATACAGCGTTAAGTCCTGCAAATGTTTTAAAACTTGCCGAAGAAAAGCCTGAAACAGATACAAGTAATTTTAAGGCTGTATTGTGGGAAGGGACAGACACAAGTAATTACATTTCTAGTGTAGGAATGGACTTAGAAACAAGTGGTGGATTGGCTTGGATAAAAAGAACAAATAGTTCTGAGCCACACGCTTTGTACGATAGTATTAGGGGAATTAATAAGCAACTTTCATCTGATTCAACTGCAATCGAAGCTACAAATTCAGCATCATTTCAAGGCTTTGCTTCTTTTGAAGCAAATGGATTTTTTGTTGATAATAATGGTGGTACTAATAGAGCGCCAAATTCTTATGTTGGATGGGTGTGGAAAGGTGGAGGTGCACCTGTTTCAAATGGTAATGGAAGTATCACAAGTTCTGTAAGTGCAAACACTGCTGCTGGATTTAGTATAGTATCTTTTACAGGTACAGGTGCAAACGCAACAATAGGACACGGATTATCATCTGATGGTACTTCAAGAACACCTGAACTTATTATATTTAAAAACAGAGATTCCCTTTCCCATTGGGACACTTATAGCTCAACAATTGGAGCTACTAAAAGACTACAGTTAAGCGATTCGGTAGGTGCTTCTGCAAGCAATTCAGCTTTCTTTAATAATACAGACCCTACTCCATCTGTTTTTTCGGTTGGTTTAGGGTTACACACAAACGGAAGTGGAGATAAGATGATAGCTTATTGCTTTGCAAGCGTTGCAGGTTATCAAAAGATAGGAAGTTATTCAGGGACAGGTCTTGCTGGAAATGCACAGGATGTAGGATTTAAACCAAGTTTTGTTATAATTAAAAGAACAACAGCTACTGAAAGTTGGTTTATTTTTGATACTAGAAGACCTGATAAAAGATTAGAAGCTGATTCAAGTAATAGTGAAAATACTGATGTTAGATTTAACCTTACTTCAACAGGCTTTGATTTTGATGGTAATGTATTTAACGAAAGTAGCAATACTTATATCTATTTAGCAATCAAATGATATGGATGATTTGAAGATATTTGGCGTTTATACTTTAGGAATTAGCTCTTTTGCTGTTAGTGTTTCGGATATTAATCCTGTAATGCAGTTTTTAGTTTTAACTGCTACGCTAACCTTTACTGTAATACAAATATATAAAGCATTAAAGAAATGAAACTCCCAAGCAACGGCGTGGCTCGTGACATTCGTCACTTTTTTGGTTCGCTTTTAATCTTTGGAATGATTGTAGGTATTATGGCATACCTAACACAATACGAAATACCGCAAACTAATAGAGATTTACTAACTACTTTGGTAGGTATGCTGGCAGCGAGTCTTGCAATGATTATAAGCACCATCACAGGCACCCGCCCAAACGAGTTAAATGAAGCAAAGAAAACGATACAATCACTAGAAACTAAAATTGACATGCTTGTTTCGTCTAAGGATATGCTTGAAGGTATGGTTATAAAACTACAAGACGATACAATAGATAGGCTACTGCTAAACAACACACTAAATTACGATGACTGCAAAAGCGGAAAGTGTGGATGTAAAAACGAATGTAGTAATGAATCTTAAACACTTTTCAATTAATGAATTTGATTCGCCCGACTTACCTAATAGTGGTCTTAACATGGATAATGATTTTTTGCAAATGCTCGATATGGCACGTGAAATCGCCAATATTCCCTTTAAAATTAATTCAGGGTACCGAACAAAAGAACACAATAAAAAGGTTGGAGGAAAATCGGATTCGAGCCATCTTGTTGGAAAAGC